TGGAATGAGTACACATATAGAGATGAAGAGCGTAGTGCTACAAGGATGGTAAACAAGTATGATTACTATCCAAGCATGGATAACACGAAAGATGAGATTAAAGCATACATGGATGATGCAGATATAGAGTATAGCTCTGAAGATACTAAAGCAGAACTTATAGATAAAGTTATGGCATCAGAACATTCTGTACCACAAGAAGAAGAAACATATACATATACAGAGCAAGTAGTAGACACAACTACATTACAATCTCCAACTTGGAAAGAAAGTGCATTTAAACTTGGTAAACTTGGTAGTCCAAGATGGAATAATGATGGCAGTAAAGTGTTAGTTAAATATGAATTACCTATAGCAGATGGCACATTAGATGCAGTAAAAGGTATAAGTGGTATTACTGCTTTATCACATAGTGAAGTTATAGAAGAAATGAAAAAGGATGAGTGGTCTGGTGAGTAATAGGGGTAATTCACTTGCTGAGTTCGCAGTTACTATGGCTATTATGGCTACACTTGCTACTACCTCAGCTCCTGCTTTTAGTCGTATCTCTGAAGGTGCTAAAGCTAAACAAACTAAAGCTAATCTTGAAAAAATAGTGAAAGCATCCCAGATGTGGTATAACCAACAAGTAGAGTTAAATGGTATGGGTAGATTTCCTAGTCAACCACATAGAACTACAGATGTAGGTTTATTAGTAGATTACAATGAAAATAGAAGAATAGAAACAGAAGAATTAATAGAAGCAGAGTTTGTACCAGTATTTAGTGATACAAGCTTTTTACATTTATTTGATAATGATACAATTAAAAGCCCTTACCAAGATGGCTTATATGCATACGCTATTATTGGTGGTTCAGGTACTGGTGATAATATTGTTAGTCCAATATTTGTAGTAGTAGATACAGAAAACATAGAAGATTTTTACAAGTATTACAAGCCATGAACGAAGATTGGAAAGATTATATATCAATAATACTTTTTCTAATTATAGTTTTAGGTGGATTAGTGTTACTTGGTAGTTGTGATGGAGGTTGGTCTATTGCAGGATATGAAGTATGAGTAATGAAAAAGAGTACAATCCACAGACATCAAGGAGTTATAAGACAGGATTGGTTGATGATAACCTTAGTATCCATCTTAATATTAAGTGGCTTGTACAACTTTGTGTTGCCGTTTCTGGTGTTGTTTATGGATACTTACAAATTACAAATAGGATTGGAGACCTTGAGCGTAGAGTGGAACTTGCTGATACAAACATTAAAGAATTAGTCCAGAAGCATATAATAGAAGAAGAGAAAAAACTTAATGCAATGGAACAACAGTTGGATTGGTACAAAAAAGAACTTAATTTAAACCCATTAAGTTGGGGTAAAAAAAAGCGGAAATAATGGATTTTTTAGAAGTATATTCAGAAGCAGGAATGATAGGCGTAGTAGGAGCTATGTTTGTTTATATGGTTTATTCTATGAATAAAAGAGCAACAGAGCAATCTGATGCAATACAAGATTTAAAAACAGAAAATAGAGCACAAAGTGAAACGCTTGAGAATATGGAAGGAATGATTATTAAGCTTATTGGAAGATGGAATAAATCAGATGATAAACTTGATAGAAAGTTTGATGCAATAACAAAAGAAATTAATGATTTAGATAATCAAGTATCTGAAATCAAAGGTTCTTTATCTAGAGTAAATGGGAAACATTAATGGCTAAATCACCAGCATGGCAAAGAAAAGAGGGTAAAAGTAAGAGCGGTGGATTAAATGCTAAAGGTAGGGCTAGTTATAATAGAGCTACTGGAGGTAAATTAAAAGCACCTGTTACAAAGAAAAACCCTACAGGTAAAGCTAAGTCAAGAAGAAAAAGTTTTTGTGCACGGATGTGCGGTATGAAAAAGAGGTTAACTGGAGCTAAAACAGCTAGTGACCCTAATAGTAGAATAAATAAAGCACTACGCAAATGGCGTTGTAAGTGTAGTTAATAGGAGGTATTATGCCAAAAGTAGGAAAAAAGAAATTCCCTTATACAAAAAAGGGTAAAACAGATGCTAAAAAGTATGCTAAAAAAACTGGTAAAAGGATGAAGAAAAGTGGCTACTAAAGGAGCAAAAAAAAGAAAAGGTTTGTATGCAAACATACATGCAAAGCGTAAAAGAATAAAAGCTGGAAGTGGTGAAAAGATGCGTAAGCCGGGAAGTAAAGGTGCTCCTACAGCTAAAGCATTTAAACAATCTGCTAAAACAGCTAAGGGTAGAAAGAAAAAGTAATGGATTCATTAAAGGTTAGTACATTAACAACAAGTTCAGGTTTGATGTATTGGCTTGATGTAATCCCAGCAATACTAATGTGTGTTATGTTTGTTATGAATATAGTATATTTGTATTGGAAGATAGTAAAAATAAAGGAGTCATAAATGAATATTAAAGAACTATTAATAAAACTAGCTGAAGAACAAGCAGAGAAAATGCAAGAAGAAGCAGTTAAACATTTAGGTAGTGATGAAATGTCAGATAAGATAGCTACTGCAATAAACAAAAGAATAGACATACCTTTTGTTTCAGAAGAGAAAGAACAAATCTTTTTTGAAAAATGCGTAGATGTAGTTACTGATATTATTGAAGGTTTATTTAAGAAATAGCTTAGTGGGGCGAGCAATATTTTGCTTTCTCCTCCTTGGCTTTTTATTGTAAGCCCTACTAGTTATGAGTAGAGACAGAATTAAAGGTTTTAAAATACAAGGTGATAAAACAAGTCAGGATGTCCCTGAACATTGTTATTATTGCGGTAGTGATTATGTAGTTGGTATAGAGATAATAGGCTCTATACAAGAACCTTTAATATGGGAGTGTGGACATTGTGGTGAACACATGTTAAAGTTTACCAGAGAGAAAACAAAAAGATTGTTAGATAAAGCTCCAGAGCTTGATATAACACAGGAGGAATGGGAATTAGCATGGCAAGAAAAACCAAACTAAAAACCAAAAGAGCAATAGTTACACCTGATAAACATTTTCCATTGCATGATGTACCTGCAATAAATGTTTTATGTAAAGCTATTGAAAAAGTAAAACCAGAAATCTATGTAGATTTAGGTGATGTTGGTGAGTTCGAAAGCGTAAGTCACTGGCAGTGGCGTAAAAAGAAAAGACCGCCATTAGAGTATCAATTACCTTTTGTTGATGAAGAAATTAAAAAAGTAAACGAAGGTATGGATATAATACAGAAATCACTTGATAAAGCTAAAGTAAAAGAAAAGTACTTTTGCGAAGGCAATCATGATGACTGGTTAAATAGATTTGTAGAAGAGAATCCTTATTTGACTAAGTATAAGTTTAAGGATGCACTTAAACTAAAAGAAAGAGGATATAAGTATTATCCCTGTGGTAAGATGCTTAAGATAGGTGAGTTGTATTTTTATCATGGTAATCACTATGCAGGTGTAAACCATACTAGAAACCACTTACTTAGAATGGGTTGTAATGTTATGTATGGTCATCATCATGATATGCAACAGAGTAGTGTAACACACATGGATGGGCCTAAGTCTGCTTGGAGTATTGGATGCTTAAAAGATATGACAGCAGAGGCTAATGTTTGGTTAGGGAATAGACAACATAACTGGCAACTTGGTTTTGCTATAGTAAACTTTTATGGTAAAGGTCAATTTAATGTTGAACTTTGTACTATAATAGATGGTAAAACAGTTGTAGATGGGGAGTTAATAGACGGCAATGCCTAGAATGGTTGCAGAAATAAAGAACTTTGGAGTGGGTATAGTAGCTACACCTGATAGTAAAGATATACCCACAGACGCTTCAGATTACTCACTAGATGTAGAACCTGTAGCAAGTGATGGTATGGTTAAGGGTAGAAAAAAAGATGCTTATAGCGTATTAGGCTCTGGATTTAGTGGGACTGCTAGTAATACATCAAGAGTTAGGCATACAATATTTTATAAGAGACCTACTGCTTAATGGCTGTATTTAATAAAGATAATTTTATACTTGGTGGTACTTATACTGGTACGCAAACATTTGATTATGAATTTAGATTGTATCCAGCATCTTATGGCACACCCGGTGGTAAGAGTACTTTTAAGTATAGAATAGCTAATATAAATAAAGTTGTAGCTCTTAAGTTTACTTACAATAGTACTAGTGTTACCGTAAGAAGATTCCAAGATGAAGGCTATATAGACCATCCTGATGGTTTGCCATTATTTGTTGGTGACTCACTTTATGAAATTGCAGGTAAAGAGGATGTTGCTAGCTCAGCTTTTATAGGTACTATAGCTAGTATAACTACAGGTACAGAGGGAATAAATGTAACTGAATTTACTTTAGCGTCACAGCCTACATGGTCATTTGGTTCTGGAACATTAGATGCTCAAGTAGAATATAGAGCTGAATTAAGTTCTTCTGAAGATTTAGAAGACTATACAACAAGTGGTACTGCATTTACTGACTCCAAACTTTATGGTTTAAACTTTCATTACACAGGCACACTTAATGCAACTAACCCTGTTAATCCTAGTGGTGGAGCTCAATATTATGAAATAATACACTTTACTGGCTATGCAGATAATGGTTTTAAAGTTGATAAAATGGCTAAGGTATTTAAAGATGGTAAATGTAATGTTATAGGTTGGAACGAATCTGATAATAGATTTAGAGAAAGAAAGAATATTTATGCAGACGGACTTGTTAATTCTAATGTAGCAGAATTAAGCAATATACTGCAAGAATTTAAAGTATCTGATAAACCAGATTTTGTAGCAAGAGGTGATGATTTATATATAGGAACTGGTAAAAATAGTTTACCTTTATTTTTAGGACATCCTAATATAACACAATTTGGTAAAAAAATAAGTGATGAAACAATTTTTACTACAGGCCCTACATTAGTTAATACTAGTATAATGCCTTCTTTAGAACAATTTGTTTTACCTTATTCTGCTGGTACTACTATGTATAATGCTAGTATAGCAAATAGTAGTTGGTCTTTAGGTTCTAGTACTCAAGAGGTTGTAGGGTATCAAAATGAAAACGGGTATTTATTAAAAGGCACAAAAAGTTTTGGAGTCTCTAAGTCAGTTTATTGTGGAGGTGTTATACAAGCTATTAGGCTTGATTATGTAGAAACAGATAAAGTCTGGGTGTTAGTTAATAAAGTAACTTCATATAGGGTTTTACTTATTGATATACCAACTATGACAATAGATGCTAATAGAATATATAAATTAACTGGTACTTCTTTACCAAGTGCTAGCTCAAATGAAGTTAAATTAACTGATATATTAGTAGCTCATGATGGTCAAACAAATAATATAAATATTTACTTACAAGCTTCTGATGCTAATATAG